CAAAATAACACTGTTTCAACAATAAAAAAAGAAAAGAAAAAACAAATAGATAAAAAAGCAAATTACTTTATTTATTTGTGGCTTTTATTAATACCTATTTTACTTTATTTATTTAAGTTTTTAAAATCACGTTTTTCGATTTAACGAATAAACATAACTTTTTCTAAAATTTCTGTTCTTATTTTAATTTTAGTTTGTTTACTTTTTTTAATATTTTTTTTAAAACTTATTTTGTTTTTTTGAACATTACAAATTTACAGTTTTTTTTTGACAATATTGCAACAATTAAAACTTAGTTATTTACAACTATTATTAATAACTAATATTTACATTTGATAAATGAAAAAACCAACACGAAAATCTTTAGTAATAAAATTAGATACAGTATTTAGTCAATATATAAGACGTAAAGACGCAGTAGATGATATTGCAACTTGTGTAACTTGTAATAAAAAAGACCATTATAAGAAACTACAATGTGGTCACTTTATGAGTAGACGTCATTATTCAACAAGGTGGGATGAAAATAATGTAGGTGTTCAATGTTATGGTTGCAACATTACAAATCAAGGAATGCAATATGCATTTTCAAAATACTTAACAAAGTTTAATAATAACTTACCTGACAATTTATTAATTAAATCACATACTATTGTTAAATTTGCAGATGTGGATTTGATTGATATGATTGAACATTATAATTCTCTTTTAGATTCTTTATAGTTTGTTAATTGTTTGTTAGAAAAGGGTACTTTAATTAGTATCCTTTTTTTTGTTTAAAAGTTAAAATTATGTTAAAAAAAATAATAATAGTTTTTTATATCAAAAACAGTTATATATTTGTACTCAGATAATAACAAATAAAAAAACAAACAAAATGAAACAAGAATTAGAAAAATTCGTATTAGCATTACTTTTTATGTGTGCTACATTATTAATTACAGTATTAATTTTAAACAACTTTTAAATGAAAACAGCAATGCAAGAATTATTTAGTAAGTTAGAAATTGAACAACCTCAATTGTTTAATATACATACAACAGAAGGCAAAAATTTTGTAAATTCTTATATTAAATTTATAGAATTAGAAAAAAAATGTATTGAAAATGCTTTTAATAATGGAGTCTTTACTGACCAATTTAATTTGGATAGAAATTTTGATGGAGAAAAATATTATAATACTGAATTTAAAAACAAATAACAATGAGAGATTTATTAGATTTCCAAAGATTTCAAATAGAAAGTTTACAAGCAAAAATATGTGAACTTGAAAACATTAACAATGTGCTATCAGGCTATTGTTTTGAAGCATTAGATGAAATGTGTCCAAGAGGATATAAAACAATAATTAAACAAGAAATTTATAAATTAAAAACAAACTAAAATGGAAGCATTAACATTAAATCAAAAATTATCTTTAATTCAAAAAGAATTTAAAGCGAACAAGTCAAAATTCAATTCATTTGGTAAATATAACTTTAGAAGTGCTGAAGATATTTTAGAAGCATTAAAACCTTTTAATGAAAAATATAAAGTTAATTTTACAATTACAGAATCAATGGTTGAATCACAGTTTATACAATTTCCAATGTTACGTTCTATTGCATCAATTAACGATGATTTAGACACAATAACTGCTTCAGCAATAGTTGGTGTTGACTTAGAACAGAAAGGTATGCAAATGCCACAAAAGTTTGGTTCTGCTTCAAGTTACGCTAAAAAATATGCTTTAGGTAATTTATTACTTATTGACGATACACAAGATGCTGATGCATCAAATAAACACGAAAAAACTGCACCTGTTGATGAATTAAAATTAATAAAAAATACACCAGAATTTAATAAAGCTATTGAATATTTAAAAAATGGTGGTAATATTGCAACTATTGAAGGCAAGTATAAAATGACTAAAGTTGTAAAAGACGAATTATTAAAAGTTAAATAATATGTATGAAATAAATTCAATTGGTAATTATTACGGATGTTTATGGTTATCGAAAAAAGAAGATAAATTTTATTGGTTAATAGAAAATTATGATACTGATTTTCACGATTTAAATAAATGGGTAGAAATACCTGAAAAATTATATATTGAATTATTAAAAGAAGTAACCGTATAATTTCCAATATTAACACCAGTAGTTATCTGCAAAGTAGTTCCTAAACCTAAAGCGGTCCAAACAAAAACTACATCGGTTGCATCTCCTAAACTATCTCTGTTCAATATTAATAGTGTTGTTCCGTTCCATTGCATATTTAACCTTGCGCCAAATTGTCCAAAACTGCTTGGAGCCAAAACTGCCATATTTTCAATATAAATATCATTATCGCTTTCAGTACTTGTGCTTGGCTGTCTGATTTCTAAATCAATCATTGATTGCTTTGCATATCCATCACGAGTGAAATTGAATTTTCTTTCCAAAACGGCATCTACTAAATAGTTAGGCAAAGCATTTTCCGTTTCAGTGTGAATTGCATTACTTGTACTTAAAGTTGTTCTATCTTGCTCATACTTTTTATAACCAAACTTTGCAGATTTTACAGAAAATCTAGGATTAAAAGAATTTGTATACTCTTTACTTGGTATTATCTGAAATACTCCTATTTCATTATTAGTGTAGTAATTTTTAAAACTATCAATAAATATTTCGTTTCTATTTATTTCATAATCACAACAAACCTCTTCTACACTTTCAAAAACGTCTTTTGGTTTAAAGTAAATTGCATCGGTGGCCGTTGATACCATTGATTTAGAAAACACTGCATTATCGTAATGCTCTCCGTCTGCTTCAAATTTTGGAGCATTTAATGGAATATTATTTACGACTTTTGACGCTTGTTTTAATAAATCAATCCATCTACTTGCTTTTATAACTGTATCAATTGCTGTTGAAGTTGCTGAAATAGTAATGTCTTGTTTATAAAAGTCAAAACTTCCACGATTCCCACTAACTAAATTAGTTGTGTCCCATCCTAACTCCCAATAAATTGATAAAAACGGACTTAATTCGTACGTTAAAAATGGACATACAATTAAAGAAATTACTAATAAACGTATAAACGGACAAAGTTATGGAGTATAAGCACGAACTAGAATTTATTGGTATTGACGCACCTTTAATGTATGAAATCTGTGAACCTATTGGTTTTGATGGTTTGAAATTTGAAAATAAACAAGAAAGTAAACGTTTTGCGCGTTCTATTAATTTCGGTGCTTTAGATGGAATTGAATTTATAAACGGAGTTGGTAATTTATCAACTCCGCAAATTAAAAACCAATTTGGAGATATTACCGAGTTTTTAGATTATGGGTTAGAGTGGTTACTTTACGGTTTAGAATTAAAAGGTTTCGAGTTTGAAGTTTATTATCATTTGTCAAAAGATGGAATTTACTTCCCTAAAATGCAATTGGATTTTACTGAAAATGATTTAACAGACGGAGTTAATTACGTGAAATGCAAATTAATTGATGCTAGTTTGATAATGGATTATAAGCGCCAATCGGATGAAACATTCAACGCTTTTAATGATAAAGATTTTAAGCAACGTACAATCACCCCTATTGATACTTTTAACTATTTGCGAAAAGCAACTCCAACAAATAACACTAGCAAATGGAAGTTACCAAATACAGTTATTTATGAAGCAGGTTCAAGACGTTACAATAATTTTAGTCAAGTTCAAATTCAAGGGGATATTGCAAACTCTTTAAGTTGGTTAGATCCAACGCCAGCAGGTAGTACAATTTCAAATGTTATAAATAATTTAAGAATTATAAAGGCTAAAAATGATTTGACAAATGTAGTTGTAACTATTGAAAATGAAACTTACATAAATTATAGAGTTACCTCGCCGAGTTCAAGTTCTAAAATGTTTATGCGATTATGGGCAATTGTAAGTCCTGAGCCACATACGGGTTTCAATCCTGGTACTAACTATTATTATAAAGAAGTTACGGGATCCATCAATCAGATAGTAGCAATTGACAATACAATTAATATTTCTTTGCCCGATATTCCTAGAGATTATTTTTTATCAATTTA